GAGATACTCTTTTCTCATTGGAATCCTATTCCACATTATATCCCAATCAGTATGAGAGATGTGTTCTTCTTTTAAGTGGCGAAAAGTTGTAGGTATTTTATCTATTAAATTAATTAAAATTTCTTTATGAATTTTAAAATTTTTAACTTTAAAAATATTAAAAGTTTCTTTTTTCATACCTAAAAACCATTCCTATCTTCAATCTCTTTCATTTCATCCTCATCAATTTCATCTAACAATTGTTTTACACTCTTACCGAATGGATCTTCAACTTTTTTTATCCTCTCTTCTCTATTCTTTAAGGATTGTTTATAAGACTCATCTAATTCATCCTGTTCTTTCTTACCAAAAATTCTATCAAAGTTTTCTTTATATAAATCAGTGGAAGGTCTAGACCTTCCATCCCATTTTTCTTTTTTTATTTTTTCCACCATAGTATTATTGTATATCGTTCACCCTTTAAGATTGGTTTTACTCCATGATGGACAACGCTACCATCAAAAAGAGTCAAAGTACCTGTTCTTGGTTTTATAATTATGTTTTCTGTAAAAAACTCACCGCCTTCAAAATCATCATTTAAATAAATCATACTATTAAATCCAGTATTTTCTCTTCCATCATCCCAATCACATTTTTCACCATGAACATGTAAATCACTTTTACTACCAGTTGGCCATGTTTGTATTTGTGCATTATCTATTAAAAGATTAATATTATAATTTTTAAATAAATTTTTTACTGTTTCAACAACTCTATCATCATTAGGAAGGGACACCGCTCTTTCATTCCAATTTAAACTTACATTTTTTGGTGCAAGATTTATATAATCTTTACAAAAATCCGGATTAAAAAAATTTTCACTAATTATCATTTTCAACACGTTTTAGAGCATTAATAGGTACGTTAGCTGTAATATTTCCTGAAACAGATACTCTTGTTACATCTGATTGGAAGGGGGCTACATAGTGTTTAAGCCATGCTGGAAAAATAAATAAATCTTTTTCCTCTGGAAAATAAGCTTGATATGTGATAGCTTGTCGGTTTCCTTCTCCGTATAAAAAACTAATTCCACCTGGACCAGCAGATTTTCCTTGATAGTTTTTATGTTCTTCTTTAAGTTTTTCTGGAATTTTTAAATAAGCCACAAAAGATAAATCATCAGAATGATCATGAGGTGGATTAAATTCAAACTGTTTCTGGTAGTTAACCCAAACAGCTTTAATTAAATATGTATTAGCGGAAGTTTTGTTGTTGTTTCGCCACTTATCCCATATAGTATCATAAATTTTTACCATATCATTAATAAAAGGCTGTACTTTCATTAGATCTTTAAATCGGTACTCTTCCTTGATAATACCGGCTAATCTATTTTGGTATAGATTCTCTTCCGTCTTACTCGCTTCAGCTTCTTCAACTAAAGTTTTATGAAACTCATCATTCATTTTCATCTTAACGACACAAGGTCCCCAAGTTAAAACTTGGTAGTCTATTTTATTATTAGGCATGTTTCTCCATTTCTTTTTTTAGTTTATAATCTTCAATATTAATAACATTATCCTTGTTCTCTGAATAATGTCGTAAAATTTGCTGAATCTTAGGTAATTTAACGTGAGCCCAAGGCCAGATTAAACAACACACATAATACGCATCTCTGAATGTTGCTCGCCATTTCCATTGTGGCAGATACTTCGTCCCATCTTTACGTGTACCTTTTACTTTTTTAGGTCTAAGAGTTCCACATCCTAATACTTCATGGACCCAAACTAAAACAGATTTATCAGTCATAGTTATTTCCATATTAATACGCATAGAATTAGATAGTCGGTAACCTTTTCCTTTATGCTTCTTTTTCTTTTCAATACCTCTTTTAAAATGGATACTGCCTTCGCCATCGAAGAGTCCTGCAATATACGCTTTATCTGTATCTGGAATCATATCAATTTATTATTTAAATGGTCCACCTCGTGTTGTACAACACGTGCTGGAAGATGATAGAAAGTTTGATATTGTTTTTTTCCATGTCGACAAATCCATTCTAAACCTACATAGATAGGTCTTCTAACTTTTACTACTTTACCTGGACAAGACAAACAACCTTCTTCCTCAGTTAATTTTTCTTTTGCTCTTTTTTCTATGACTGGATTAATAAATACTTGAGGTTTATTTCTTTCATTGGATACATCCATAACAAATATTCTTTGGATATAACCTAGTTGATTGGCAGCTAAACCAATTCCATTAGCTTCATACATATTTTTAATCATATTATCTATAATATTATTACTTTCTTTAGTTAAAGGAAATTTAACTTCAATTGTGGGTTCTTCTAAAAAGGGATGTGGATATTTAAATATATTCATATTAACCCTTGTACTTTCCGTGCACGTACTTTGCACAAGGGCAAAGGCTCCACACCTAACCTCATTTTATTGCGAGGATCAACGGTTGCCGTACAGGGAATAGCGCGAGGCGTTATATGGACGGAGGTCCTTTTCATCATTTTAATTCCTATCATAAGTTATAATCCATCTTAAACTTGAAGTTACAGGATCAAAACTATCAAACTTGCTAGTGCACGCTGTTAGAAGTACCATCATCAATCCAACCCATATCATCGATCTCATAGAATTCCCCTTCCGAGTCACAGTCCCAGCATTGATGCACTTGGTCCTTTCCCTCTGTTGCTACTTTAACATATCCGTTGCCCTTACACGTTGGACAGATGTGAACTGTTACTTTAGCTTTTTTTAATTTTTCCATTTAACTTCTTCGCTTTCTCATTCGCAATTTGCTCAATGGTTTTACTTATAGATAACTTTGCGTCCGGTAATAAAACCTTCGACAAACTTATCAATGTCTTGTATGTTTCATGTGTTAACGAAACATTTCTATATTTAGTTATATCGGTCATAGTTCCTTTCATTTAATTATGAGCACTATATAGGATATAGGGGAGATTTGTCAAGATGAAAATATTATTAACTTTAATTATGTGCTCAAGTATTCAAAGCACTTGTTTAGACCCGTATCCGTGGCCTACTTTATTTCAAAATTATTATGATTGTTTACAATTTGGTTATGAAGAATCTCAAAAAAAATTAAAAGAAATAGGTAAAGCAGAGGTTAATAAACATGGGGTCTTCATTAGATTTACATGCATGCAAACCAATGAAATTTGACAATATGGCAGAAATGTGGTATGCGCAATTATCTCACCACAATAACCTATCACTTTTTCCCTCTTGTGATAGGTTTATTTTATTTTCTTTTGAGTAATATTGCCGTCTTTATCCATCCATAATTCAAAGATATTGCCTTTACCGTCAATATAATATCCGTTTAATGTTTTCATAATTTATCTACACATACACCCATAAAAATACCCAGTATTGTCATTCATGACATGAAAATTATCTGCAAAAGTTGTTAGTCTTAATCTTAATATATCACAAAGACTAAAACAATCGACTTCAGATACTAGTTCTATTCCTGTAGTCATCTGTTTGGTCACTTCTACCAGATGATACATCCCATCGTTTAGGATAATAAGTTCCATGAGCAAACTCCCTTACAAGTTTATACCATTGTTCTTTATATTTAGAATCTTTGGTTTTATTCCAAAGATTCGCTGTTTCATTAATCTTCTTTAAAACCGATTCGTGTGCCATGAGCAATTATCTTTTTAAGTCCAGGCGTTTGTAACGTTATCGTTGCGTACGGCGCCCATGCTTTACGTATTAAATTTACTTCTAATATTAAATTAGACCACTGTTTTTGACTAATGTCTTTTCCAGTTATTGTTAGTTTTTTTTCTTTCATACCTTAAATATAGGATATTTTAGGATAATGTCAAGGCTTATCTTCCTTGACCTCGATATTTTTTATACATACGTCGCTTGTGCTTGTTCATTTTACACAAGCTAGGGTTGCGTCCAATCGAAGTTTTGTGAAATACTGGCTCATGTTCTACCTTTGAATATAACCCTTTAGCCTTTTTAGCCATTGTTAAC